CGACGAGCAACCTGCTTAGCGCGTCGTATGATTGGATTGGGGTTGACCAAGTCGAAGACCCTGAGATTACACACAAGGACATTCTTGATCTTCTTGGGCGTCTGCGTGGCGATACGCCATATCGTCCGCCGGGGGATGACGACCGAACCATGCCGAACACCGGCCCGCGTTGGATGATGCTGACATGCAACCCAACGGCGAATTGGGTGTTCAAGGAGCTTATTCATCCATTTATGGTATGGCGTGATCGCAAGATCAAGATGCCCAATCTGCCAGTCGATCCCATCACTGGCGAGTGTATCCTAGACTTGTGGGAAGGCTCTACCTATACGAACAAGGACAATCTGGCAGACGATTACATTCGCACGCTAGAAGCGATGTATCATGGTCAGATGAAAGAACGCTTCCTCATGGGCGGATGGGCCGCATTTGAGGGGCTTGTACATCCTGCGTTTGATATCCGTACACACGGTCTGACCAGACAGGAAGCACTGGACTATTTGAGCGATTGCTTGTCCAAGCATGTACGCGTGCAATTGGTTGAAGGCTATGATTTTGGCCTCAGTGCGCCGACCGTGTACATGATTGGCTTTATTGATAACTATGGACGTGTTATAATCCTTGATGGGTTTTACAAGTCGAACCTGAACTACACCGAACATAAGAATGAGATAGAGTTCATTCGTGGACGATATCTTAATAGCTTCGGTGGTAAGCTCAAGCTGAACGATGCCATCAACGCCGATCCGTCCATTTACAAGCAACAGATAGTCAAACATCATGGTGAGACTGGTGAGACCATCGCCCAACTCCTCGAAGGATATGATCTTAATCTCCGCCCGGCGTCTAACGCCGTTGACTCGGGAATTGCCAAGGTTAATGCCTATCTTGCTGATCGAGCAGGCGTCCCGCACCTCTCTCACGACAACAAGCCTGATGGGCCTATGCTCTACGTCGTTGATGATCTCTCATGGTTTCAAGACGAAATCGCCAATTATTATTGGAAGCGCGATAGCCAAGGACGTGTGGAGGAGGTACCTCAAGGCCATAACGACCATGCGATGAACACGATGAAGTACATGCTCGCGTTCTTGCCGCAGCCTAGTGAGGTTCGGCCTCCTGAGCCACTGCATGAGAAGCCGTGGATGAAGTGGCAAGAAGTTGAGATGCGCGCTTTCTAGTTTGAGTCAAACAAGGATTAGGCCAGATGGCTAACCTGACCGAAGACCCTACTGACAGCACAGATGTCTTCGCACCGGATGAACGTCCGAGTGATGATGAGATGGATGCGGAGCAGATACAACCGGCCTTTCGTATTTACGAAGGGTCGAAGATCGTTGTTGGCAAGACAGTTGGGCCGTCATGGCGTAAGAAATACGAAAGCGCGCTTGCGACATACGAACAGACGCATCTCATTTGGGATGAGGTATTTCGCTATTACAATAATCATCAAAGTAAGTCGCAACAGACTGTGCAAGGTGTGTTCAAGCGTGGCGACAGTACGGAGAACATGATCTACTCCAACCTGAACGTGATGTTGCCTGCCACGTACAGTAAGGACCCACACTTCAGTTGCTCAACGACGGATCAGGCAGATGAGAAATTCTGCAATACGTTGCAGGACGTGATCAACACGTTGATGCGGCGGAAAGACAAGCTCGGTGCGAAGCAGAAGATCAAACGCGCCGCAGGTTTTGCGCTACTTACGAACTTCGGCGTCCTCAAGCTCGAATGGACGAGGAAGGACGACTCGCGTGAGATAGCGCAGCAAGAGATGGCCCGGATCATGGAGGCAATGGCTCGAACTAAGAAACAAGAAGAACTCGACATGCTATACGGCCAATTAGAGGCTTTAGAGCATAATATGGAAGTGAGGAAGCCTTCTGGTCCGGGTCTATGTAATGTGCTTCCTCAGAACTTGATCATCGATCCTAATGCAGAACAAACTGATTGTATGGACGCTCAATGGATGATTGAGCGTACCATGCTCTCTACGAATTATCTGAACGCTCAGTTTGCGAAGCCCGATCCCGAAACCGAAGGCACTGACTCTGCCGCGCGCGTTCTTGTTTACAAACCGACGCACAAGGCTGTGTTTCAGGGCGGTGAAGGTGAGCGTGACGAAGGTCTCGGCATCGTCATGAAGGCGATTGAGTCAAACGCAACCGTTACGTCTCACACAGAGGAGGAGAGGACCGCATACATTGAAATGTATTATACAGAGTGTTTCTATGTATGGGACAGAGCCACGTATAGAGTCATGCTGTTCGCCGCAGACGATTGGACGTGGCCTGTGTGGGTGTGGGACGCTGCCGATCTGCTCAGGGTCACTCGTTTCTTCCCGTACTTCGTTATTGGGTTCGGATTTAGCTCCGGTGGATCAGTTACAGTCGGTGAAGTAGCGTATATTCTTGATCAGCAGGACGAAATCAACCAAAACAACCGTCAAATTGCCAAAATTCGACGTACAGTGTTCAATTATTTCTATTACAACTCGAATAAGATCAACAAAGACGACGCTGAGAAGTTTTTGAAGGCTCTAATGTCTCCTAGCGACGACGGAGAGCATTTCTTAGCCGTCAAGGCCGGTGATCACAAGATTGCGGACCTTATCGAAGCTGTGAAGCCGCCAGCGGTGGACTATGAGGCGCTTTTTGCCAAAGACCCGATCAAGCAAGCAATGGATCGAGTCACAAACACGAATGATGCGCTCCGTGGAGTACAATTCAAAGCGTATACAAATGAGAGCGCAGTCGAAAGCTATCAGGAAAGCCTCCGCCTTAGCATCGGAGCGAAGGTTGACATCATCGAGGACACGGTTGCCGATTTGGCTATTGCATTGGCTGAGATGTGCGTTCAGCACCTATCACCGCAGGAAGTAGCTGGTCTAGTCGGTGAGGCAAAGGCGGCTGAGTGGAAAGAGATGCCGCTTGAGATATTCAATTCTCAGTACACGTTGCAGCTTGTTGCCGGTTCGATGGAGAAGCCGAACAGCGTGTTCAAGAAGCGTGAGGCTATTCAGGCTGCGCAGGCCATTGGGCAGTTCGCACAGGCCGCGCCGGGCACAACATTGTGGATCATGCTTGACCTGTTCCAGAAGGCATTCACAGACATTACGATCAAGCCTGAGCAATGGGACATGATGCGCAAGGAGATTGCAGCCTCCATGCAGCAAGGTGTCAGCACAGGTCAACAGGTCGGTGGTGTTCCTGGCGCTCCTGGTGATCCTGCGGCTGCTGGTGCTGCGCCCGGTGGCGGAGGACAGATCGAACAGATACTCATGCAACTTCCGGCTGAGGCGAAGCAGAAGCTCATGCAGATGCGTCAGCAAGGCGTTCCGGCTGAGCAGATCATTCAGTTCGCAGTACAGGCGGCACAGCAAGCGGGTATCATGCCGGGACAAGCGCAAGGTACTCCTCCCGCAGCAGGCGCTTCATCAGAGTCACCGGCGAGTAACGTAGCACAACAACAAAACGGGTCGGCTGCACGACCCTACTAGTTTGAGTCAAACAAAGGAGAATAACATGTCTCAACGTGACGGCACTATGAGTGGCGACAAGGAGGCTGCAAGCCTTGGACTGACTGCTGAAGACCTCGGCGTATCTGTTGACGATGGCGACGCAGGGGATGGGAATTATGGCGACGTAGATGTTGGTGGTGACGAGGGAGATGGCCTTGGTGCGGACCCCGGTGAAGGTAGACAGACTGCCTCGGACGGACCAGATATGGGCGAAGGGCGACCAACTCGCCGCGCCAAAGACCAATTCGGTCGTGAACCGAAGCAGAAACAGCAACCGCAGCAACCGCAGCGCATCCCTTCCTCTGCCGAAGTACGGCCTGACGCTCGTGGCAATCTGGTCGATGCTCGCGGGAATATCATTGCGCGTGCAGGCAAAGAGGCGCGCTTCTATCAGCAGGCTGCGAACGCTTCTCGACAGATGCAGGCGTTTCAGGCTCAGGCAGAGGCACATGTAAGCGACCTGACGAACCGCTTGCAGCGTGCGGTGGAAATCGGTCGTGAGGTTTACGGTCGGCTTGAGACGTTGGAGTCTCAGAACAAGCACATGCAGAGCCTTGGTATCAGCCCCACTGAGCAGCTTGAGGCAATGCAACTTGTGGCTATGTCCAAGTCAAATCCCGTGCAGGCGTTGAAAACTTTGTTGACACGGGCCGCTGCAAATGGTATAGATTTGAGTGAGCTAGGGATCAACGGCGGGCAAGATACCAAGTCCATCGTCGATCTACTGAAGAACGAAATCAGCCAACAGATGCAGCCCCTTCGGCAGCGCACCGAAGCGGAGCAACGCCAACAACAACAACAGGCAGCACAGAACAAGGCATTTGGCGATGCCAAGGTCCATGTTGCACAATTCTTTGCGCAGAACCCGGATGCACGTACTTACCTTCCGGTGCTGGATGCAGTGCTCCAAAAGCATCCTCAGATGACGCTCAATGAGATTTGGGCGAAACTGCAATTGTTCCTTGTTCAGCGTCAGCAGAACAATCAGAACAATGGAGCCAGAACCCGCCCGCGCGGTGCATTCCCCAACGGTAGGGGACGTTTGCCCAACCGTCCTAAGAGCCAAATGGCCGATGTCAATAAGTCCTATGAGCAGATCGCTCGGGATGTAATGTCAGAAGCCGGAATGTAACCCGAGTCTTGTTTGACTCAAACAGCAGGTAGACCACATGGCGACCCTCGATACAGTGGTTCACGCGATGCTGACGCGGAGTCGGGCGAAGCTGATCATGGCTTCCGCGATTTCGGGCACCGTGAGCGCATACCTCCACGCAAAAAAGCGCGTCATCGTTGAAGACGGTGGCCCGCAGATCAGCAATCCGCTCATCGTCGGTTTGAACCCGAACGTCACGTCGATGCAGTATTACGACCAACTGCCGGTCGATCAGACGAACGAGTTCACTACGGTCGAATACTTCATGTCCCGTGTCGTTGGGTCGTTGATCATCTCGGATCAGGAA